AAGTGTTTGATAGCTACAAAGTTACGAAAATATTTCGAGAAAACCAAAGATAAAGTGTTAACAATAAGAAATATTAGGAGACATTTTGGCTGCTATGGGTTTTCAGACAATCTCCCCCACATTTAAAACGATAGCTTGCTGCTCCGAGCGGCATGTGAGGAGCATGTCTGTGACGTACCGAGCCTGCCAGTAGCCGTGTTTCTCGGGGTCTTGGAGTATGTCGAAACACCGCATGGCGAGATAGTCAAACCTCGCCAGAAACAGTTGCCCCAAAAGTTGTGTAAGCTTGACGCCCAGCACTATGCCGTTGGCATAGCTGTCAACGACCTCGTCGATGAATGCAAGCAGCTTGCGGTCCTTGATATACAACCTGTACTCTCTCTTGAGCAGATTGTGCTCAACATGCTGGAAATAATGATGTATATCCATGGGCAAGCAATAGAATGTCTCTAGCTGTGGCGAGGTATAGATGTCCTGCTTGATAATCTTGTAGAAGAAATGCGTGCCACGCCCCTTGGTACCAGCTGGACTGTTGAAAGGAATCTTGGCTCTCAACTTATCTTCACTGGTGTGCATGGCTGCATGCTGAATGACATGATCGCCAACAGGCAACTTATTGACTATACGATGCTTGGGTTTTTCAACCGGCTTGGCCTCATAGTCTGATGTATGCCATGTCTGATTAACATATGCATTTAGCAGAGCTTGAAGATTTGTTTCAAACTCTGCCTCAAACGCTTGTACTGAGAGACGGGACTTCTTGTGCCTCGAAAAATCAAAAAATGCTTCACGAAAATTTTGCAAAGTCTCAACCGCCTGTGAAATGTTACCTAACCTCTTCACTTGCTTAAAATTTTATTTATAAAAAAAAGGTCGGTGTCTGATAAATGTCGGTGTCTGTGTCTGTTGTCTGCTTTTCTAATGTCCTAACTTTCGACCGGATGACCCATTGCCATCATCTACTTGCTATTCTGCTAAAGTGTATGTTTTGCCATGAGGCAAGGCCTGACTCCCGAAATCTCTGCAGCTAAGCAAACTAACCTGCAGTATCTTGTTAAGTTGAGGGCCGCACCGTAGTTCACATTGGAATCCGAGACAGCATTGTTCACGTTGAGCGTCGAAAGACCGCATTGACCACCATTGTCAGCGTTGCCACCGCGAAGACACAGGCGAAAACCGGAAGTAGCGTTTGACGTATTCCAGAAATAGCTAGTCGAATAGGTTGACTCTGTAGCACCAATCTGCGTACAGAAGTTCTCCAGATGTTCCATCGACAAGGTCTTGATATATCCTTCACCACCGCCAGGTGACTTGCTCAACGCCTTCATGCCGGTAGCATTGCCGATAGTCCAGGAGCCGTAAATAGACGGAGCGACCAGGTGGGTCATGGTCTTGTCACTATTCACCTGGCAGAACTCATCATCCATCATTCGCCATAGATTGCCGAAGCCGTTTTTTAAACCGAAGAAACATGGTATCTTGGCATTATAGACCGTTGTCCCTGCATCATTTTTTACGGCATAGGTCGCTTCTCCACATGAATCACCAAGTTCAATGCCTGCACTCATTGGTGCAACTGGTCGCCAACCATTGTAGGTATTCCAGTTCGGCATCTGCGTCAAGCCTGCTCCGAGTCCACCTTGGAAGAGGCCGTTGGCATCCTTGTTGGCATTGACTGCATCCTGATCATAATGTGTACCGAAAATGACACTGAACAGAATTGCAACAATGGATGTATGTCGCATGGTTGTGCAAAGCCAACCCTTGCCATTCTTACGCGCTGCAGCTCTGAACTGCTCTGTAGTCATAGCGGTAGCAGGTCTGCCCAGCAACGTATTGTTTTTGCCATCATAGGTAGCATTGTTGTCGCCTCCACGATAGTTGGCCGCATCATTGATGTAACTAACCAGGCGTCCGGTACTACGCTCAATAGTAGCGAAGCCAGCTGCAGAAATACTGCCGATTGGTATCTCAAGATTGTATTCACCTGGTATTGGCTTGATGCCAATCTGCTCATAGTGCAATCCGCCAATATCCTTGATGACAACGTAGAATTTTCTGCCCCAGCCCCACTGATAGTGACCTTCTGTACCATCCAGCCTTGCCGGTTCACCAGTAGCATACTTGTGGTGATCCTTGCTGTCGAGCTTTCTGCGGCTGTGGTCATTCTTGACCAAGTATGCGCCAAGTCCGAGGATGTATGGCAACTCCTTCAGCAATTCAAGTGAGCCAATGTATGATGCCGCCTTAGGCGTTGCGTTTGCGGTGTCCCACACTCTTCCGCACCAGGCATGCTGACCAACAGCAAGGTCAGCCTTGAGCGCATCCATACCGATGCTAGTGACATTGCCATTCTGGTCTGTCAGCAGCAGGCTCTGGTTGCTGTTGACGGTTGTGACTTTCGTCACGGAATTGAATTTTTTACCTTCCATATTTATTTATAATATTTTTTTTAGCAAACTGTTCCAATCACTATGATACACATGACCTAATCCGTCACTATAATCAATCGAATCCTTGCCCAAAAACAGATGACTCTCATCATCTGTCCCCTCATTAGAGTATATTCTTAAACCAAATTCTGGATCTATATTCACCCGTTTCCTTCCACCAAATCCAAATAAATCCATTGTCGCAATTCGACTCAGCGTATCACCATCTGACTCAAATTTTACCTTGAATAGGTCTGTCATTTCAGCAATTGAACTTGGTAAATCCCAGTTGTCATCGTTAACTGAAGTTGGTCCTCGCATTACAAGGTAACCCTTATCAGCATTCATTTCGATTTCATTCCAGGTTTTTTCATTTCTTGACTTGAAGTTTCCTGATGCCGTAATGTTTTCGAAATTGCCACCCTTGCAAACGAGATCGCCGTCCTTAGCTTTGAAGACAATGTTGCCGTCCTTATCTTTCATCTCGATGGTACGGACACCCAGGTTCTCTACCATCTGATATTGGGTGAGGATGATGTGGGCTATGAGGAGTTCGATAGACTGACCCAGTCTCCAATAATGGTTGTTCAGATCAGCTGCAGACCCCGGATAATTATCTGCTGTCTTGACGTGCGTCTTGATGCAGGAATAGGTATAGCCATTATAGAAGACCGTATCTTTCCACTCTTCACCTTCGCCACCAGCTTCGAATCTGTATCCATTGATGCAGGTATTCCACAGCTGCGGACCTCGAAGGACGCTGCCGGTGCTGCCCTTGTCGCCTTTATCTCCCTTGTCTCCCTTGCTGCCGGTCACGCATACGGCATCAGTAGCAGTACTGCTGCCATCTGTATAAGTAATGACTGAACGAGTCCAGATGAATTTGCCTTCAACATAAGCAGGAGCCTTGTTGCTGACCCAGGTGCCGCCTGTAAGTATCGACGATGACGCAGACTGGTAATACTGCTCTACGATGCTGACTACACCCTTGCCGGATGGCAAGCAGACAGGATTGCTGATCTTCTCTTGACCATTGGTATAATATATACGAGTTCTGGACCAGATGAAGTGACCATTTTGCCACTTCGGCGCTGTAGTCTGCCAGCCTGTGTTTGGCGCTACGGTGCTGCTCGTGGAGTCAGCATACTCGACATCGGTGTCGGATATGCCAACACCGATGCGGAGAAATCTGATAATTCTTGTTATAATTGGCATAAGCTACTTGACTGACTGAATAGTTAATGCTACGTTGCTGTAACCTGCGTGTATGCAGTCTTCTCTCGTCACAGCGAAAGAACTCAACTGGACTGTAGGCTTGCGTGCCGCTTCGGTGTTGAGGACGACACCGGACCCAGATTTCAGCGTGAAATAGAATTTAGTTTCCACTGCCTCCGACTTACCTCTGACAATCATGCGAGGTGTATAGGTCACAGTGCCATTACCTGCCTCGTCCTCGCTGATAGACTCATCCGCTGGTGTCGGGTTCGGCTCGATGTCATACGGATCCGACGCGTCGATGACTGTCTGGAAATCAAATCCCAGCAGATTATCCTTGCCCATGGCCTTGTCATTGTAGACCTCTACCATATACTCGCGAGTACAATCGACCTCGGATGCCTTGACAGTAATTGTCTTGCCATTTGCTCCTGCAATCTGCTCCCAACCCGTGATGCTGTTTGTAGCTCTGTACCACTTATAATATAGCCCTGATGTCAGGATCTCGTTGGCCAGCGTGGTTTTGGCTTCGAGCTGGCAGCTATCATCCTTGTTGTTGAGCACGAAGTTGTGTGTATCGCTTGCAGGAGCCTTGATCGATACTCGATAGGCTACGCCTGTGTATGGACCGACCGGTATCTCGTATACAGCCTGTACCTCATCGGTAATCTCCTGCTGGTTGGATCTCTCGGAAATCTTGCCAACCATCTTGATATTGATGGCTGTGTAATTGGATGCCTTGACTAGGTTGTTACATATCTTCAGCCCCCAGAAGAACTGCGAAGTACTTGGTCTGATAATCTCGAAGAGACCTTCGAAGAGACCGGTTGATTTGCCAGAGCTGTTGAACGGAATCTCCGTCTCGTTGAAAAAGAACTGCATGGAGACAGGTGTCGTGACACCATCAGCTGCTCTTGACGAGAGGACTACGAAGTAGAGCTTAGGCTGCAACTGCGAGAAGTCGGGATAGACGATGACGACTTCGCCGTTTTTCTGGTACTCCTGGTAGAGATCTCCATCCGGAGACTGGATAGATGGCGTGAATGTACCCATCTTCTGGATGAACTTGATGTTCACCGATTTGCTTGCACTACTCATTCTTTGCCTCCTCTCTCATGATGAATCTGCTGTCTGTAGCTACAGGCAGCTTGTTACACACTTCTCCGTCCTGCTCCTTGCAGGCTGTTTTGCCGTCCATGGCGATAGCGCCAATCTTGGACAGCGTCTCCTCGAACTCGATAGGTTTACCGAACGGAAGGATGTCCTGACACCACAGAAGGAAACTGCCATCCTGCAGTTCAGTTCTGTCTTCGGTCAGCTGAAGGAACTCTGCAACCTTGCGGTTTGCCTTGATGTATCTTTCCATATTTAAAAAAAATAATTATTAGTGAAAAATAAACGGATTGCCGTCTGCGTCCACGAAGACCTTGCCGTCGGCATCCACTGCTAGAGCTAAGGGTTCGAGGTCTTTGACTTCCAACGCGAGTATAGCTCCTCTGTTTGGGTCCAGAAGTTCTGTAGGAACACTCGGAGACATGCCATGTCCGACAAGGACAGCATTCTCGAAGTGTACTGAATTATTCGGTGCCATCCACCAGAGTACCTGCAGCTCTCTCGTAGGGTTTGCTATTTCCCCTACATTGTCAAAAATAGTTGCCCTTGGGTTTACCTCCTTCGTGTCAGGCAGCACCTCATCGACCGTATCAAGCATGTCGTAATCGTAGAACGGAATTCTCCTGACGATGTTGACTATCTTGAATGGGGTTGCATCGTTGAGCTCTACGCTTTCCGGATTGCCCGCTGCAGAGTATCTTGCTCTACACCTGATGCAGATGCGCTTACCCATCAGAGAGCGGTCTAGCGTGACGGATGCACCATCATCGGATATCTTGATCTCCAGGTCATCTGCAGTAACTGCGGAGAACTGTCCACGACTCCGGAGAAGTTCCCAGACGAACTGGCGCTTGTTCTTGGCGCACTCCTCAGAACCGAGGAGCAGGGATGCATTGATGACCTGCTTGTCGGTATCACGGAGTGGGTTGTAGTAGCGGTCACCGCTTGACAGCAGGAGCGTCGGCTTGTAGATGGTCGCATTCTTGCAGTTGATGGAGTAGTCCATCGTAATATTGCGAACTTCGTTTGTTCGGGTGTCCAGGTACTTCGCCTTGAAACGGAGCAGTATCGGCTTCTGCGGTGCTGCGTTGATGTACCAGAGTAGCTTGCCAGCATCATCGCCTGACGATGTGATGACATGCTTTTGGGGTGTCGTAACCAGCGCATTGCCCTCCACACCATTCTCGACTCTGTACCAGGCGATGTCCGTCAGCTCGCTGTTGACACGTCCGCTCGGGAGTATGCCATCTCGGTCAATGATGCTGATGACCGGCTGCAAGGCGCATGGAGTCAGCCTGTAATCAGGAGAATACTCATCCTGATCAGCATCATAGGTCTGTTCGAGCGGGACGCTGCCTGATACGGACTTGGAGTAGTGTACCTGCAGAGGCGTGTACTTGATGTCTAATCTTTTGTATTTCATCTTATATGTTATTAAACACATTCCAGAGTGATGGAATCATGGGCGACCTCATCGCCCAGACCATCACGAAGTGTAACTGTTGCCGTGAACCTGATCTTAGCCGGAACTCCCTCGCTGTCGACGGAGAGGTCTGACTGGGTCAGGACGATAGCCTTGCCTGCCTTGGAACCGACTTCGAGTGACCAGATGTTGTCACTTGTGACTCTCTGCTCACCAGCCCTGTTCTCTGTGTATCTGGTCCAGGCTACGTCGCTGTCGAGGATATCTGATGTGATATCCTGGCCGTAAAGCGATGCGACGACTGTCAGCGGAGCCCGGAAGTTGTCGAAGTCATAGATCGTCTCGTCTTCGAGAAAGTCAACGATGAAGGCAGGATTGCCCTCTATCATCGCCCAGTCGGTATTGTTCCACCTTGGTGCGGTATGGGTACCTGTCTTCTGACATCTCCATTTGCACCCAGTATACCAGACATCGGAAGTCTCGTATTTGCCAGTTTCTGGATTGAGAGCTGAGCAGAAATAGTCTGCCGCCTCTGACCAAGGTCCCCGGTCTACATAATCGACAACCGGTTTGCCGTGGTAGTCAATCTGTATGATGTCCTGGGTGATGATGCCGGCTGCATAGAGATAATCCCTGCCCTTGACGATAGGAAGGTTGAGCGACTTGACGAATTCAGGCATGTCGCCGAAGGCCATGCCGTAGTTGTAATTTTCAAGTATCGGCTTTGTGACGCCCGTCAGCTTGACGATGCGCCCCTCGGAACTGGAGATGTAGAAGCAGCTCTGCAGCTTTTCATCGGTCTGGTTGCCATAACGGGCGATGTTCATGAGCTCGCATGGAGGGAAGTTCTTGCCTGCCGGCACATCGGCATCAGGATACAGGGTGACTTCGATGTAATTTTTGACCGCGTTGACGCTGTTGACTCTCATCCATGAGGTGTAGTAATCAGCCGAGGTGCCAGAATTGGCTGCCGAAGCGATGTTGTTGACCACGCCCTTGATGACGTTGCCCACATGCTGAGCCGTGAAGTATCCACTATACTTGGAGCGGAGGTGTAAGCCATAGCAATCATCGCCCAGATTGTCAACGCTCTCGATGGTGTCGCTTTCGGTGAAGAAAGTGTCGCCCTCCTGCGCTGACAGGCGGTTGACAATCAGTTCCATGACCCGCATGTATGTGCGGACGGTGATGCTCTCAACCTCGGCATTGCCTCTGGCATCAACCTGCCCTCCCTTGCCGTTGTATAGTCCGGACACGAAGTCACCGAACTGTGCACCCTCCTTGAACTGCGCCATCTGCTCGGAGATGAGTCCACGCAGGAAGGTAATCATGCCCTCGGCTGCATCGTCATGCTTGCGGCTGAGAAAGGCTTCTGATGTTTCGTCAGCACAGAAGTGCAGCAGCGAGAGGAAAGCGTTGCCGATGCGGTTTGCCGTGTTAGCCTGCAGGCGCCGCTCGTCTCTGATGCCCTCGAAAAGGGTCTGAAGTGCACTCTTGTCTAATTTGTATGCCATTTTACTTTTTGTTTGCAAAGATAATATGCCGATGCTTTCGGTAAAAATACGCTCCCTAGAGGTTGCGTGCTGCTCCGATGCCCCTGAAGATTTCGGTTAGGGCTGATGCCATCAGACCATTGTACCGGTCGCCGTAGAAGGTAGCCTCATGCTCGTTGAGCTTCATGACAGATGAGTAGTACTTCTTTGAGAACCAGTCACGGCAGCCTTTAGGTTCGCCACCGGCGATGCGACCGCCCCAGGCTGGGCCTACTTTCTTCGGTTTCTCGAGATTGTTGTCTCGGCGGTATTCATCGCCCAGGAATTTGAGGTCGCCGTTGTTGATGCGGTGGACTTTCTCGCCTCCCTGTGCCTCGGTCCACTTGTACCACTCATGTGCCGGTCCTACTCCTGCAGCTACATAGATACCGTACTGCAGGAAGTTGTGCTCAATGGTTGTCACAGAGCCCTGCTCCAGGTGCGCCTTGATGGAAGCGTAGAGGCGGCCGGTATCGATGGTACGAAGCCGCTCCATGCGCTCTCTCCAGTAGTCGCCCATGGCGTTAGTCCAGCCTCGCTCATATCTGAGGAGATCATCTACTGCTGCGTCTGCCATAGGCTCTCGTCATACTGAATGTCGATAGGTTCGTCTGATGTGATCATGAAGTAGAGTCCTGTGACGCCATTCATGGACCATCTGCCCAGCTCGCTCGAATAGACCTGCGTGAGGTCCAGGAACTCCATCTGCCCGTCGTATGCCTCACGGCTCTTGTCGTGGAGCATACGGCTGAGGAACTGTCGGAAGATATATCTGCAGATATTCATTTTCGCCTCTCGGTCTGCCATGTCATCGCGCCGGTACCCTGCCAGGATCCAGACGGTATAGACGTTGCGGTCGAAGAAACCCTCTCCGATGGAATGGGTGTTGCTGTCAACGGTGTCTGAGACCATGATGAAGTTGGATGCCTTGCGGAACTGCTGCATGACTCCCTGGATGGAATCAGGTCCGGAGCACTCCGTTGCGACGAAATTATATTCTTTGCAGGTTCTGCACTCGGCAGCCAGCTGCTTGAAATAGGCGATGGAATCGAAGATTTTCTCTGTCATGTGCTGTTATTTTAACTATTTTGCCTGTTGCGCTTCTTGAACTCCTCTGCCTCTCGTGCCTTGTTATCAAGCTCTGTGAGGGCAGCCCAGCAGTCGGTATTATAGACTGCCTGCAGTTTGGTCACATCACCATCGGTAAGTGCCCTGATCTGCGCCTGCATGGCTGGCAGGATGTCCTCACGCCGCAGTTCTCCACCCTCTTTTGCAGGTCTGAAGAAGTGAGGGAAGTTGGCGGCGAAATACTCCTTGACGCTCGAGAACCACATGAAGACTCCGAGGAGCTCAAAAGGTTCGAAATTGGCGGTTTCATCGGAAGAACCGCCTGCTGTCCTGTACATGAGATGCGCCATCTTCAGCAGGAATCTGTCCTCCTGCTTGAGCATGAACAGCTGGTAGTTCTTCTCGATATTGAGGTAATCGTAGAAGCTGATTTCGTGAAGCAGGCTGTTTACTGCCTGCAGCTGAAGGTCACTTGCGACCTGTAGAGGCCGAAAGTCCGTAAAGGAGTCTATGAAATCGAAGTTTTTGAGCAGGGAGAGGATTTCTGCAGCGCTGATATACAGGACTCTCTCGCGCACTTTCCCAGTCTTAGCATCGCCATTTTCACCGCTTTCATCGCATTTAACGCTGCATTTCCACCCGGTTCGGGTGTACTTATGTACGGTAAGACCGCAGAACCTTGCGAGAAGGTAGCATTTGACAACGGTATGATCCTGGAACGTCGACATGATGCTAAGGACATAGCGCAACTGATCCTCTGAAAGTTCCGCCCACGATGACGGCGCCTTGAAATTGAACTCTTGTGTACCATCTTTATGCGTTGAAAACGAAGGCAGGTTTTGATTTTTCATTGTTGAACTCTTTGAAATGGTTAGCCTTATATGCCGATGAATCCGCATATATTGGGAAGTTATCGAGATGTGCATCGAAGTATCTGAGCAGTCTCGCACGCTCGTTGGAGTATGCCGACAGCATGTCGTTGGCCAACATGATCAGGCTGCGGCTCAGCATGAGGCGCACGCAGCCTTCAAACTCATTGCCCTCTCTCACACCTCTGACCAGACACATGATGTCATCCATCTGTTCGTCTGACACCAGCTTGCGAAGGGTGGCGTCTGCCTCCTGCATGGCTGCCAGCTTGGACATCCAGTCCTTGGAGGTCATGCTGGTCTGTCTCGTGAGATAGCAATAGCCCTCCATGCTCCACACAACCGTCTGTATGCCCTGCTGAGCCTGGAGGGTGCTTCCCCATCCTGACACTACGGTGAGATGAGACATGACTGTGTCTTGAGCCACGATGAGGGCTATGCGGCATTGCTCTATGAGTGCCTCTACTCTGGAGGAACTGGCTGGAGTGACCTCGTTGTTGGCCACAACGCCAAAGCCTGTAGGCGTAAGCACGAGGTCGAGGTGTCTGACTACGCCGAGGAAGGCATCGAGGCACACCGCCTTGATGACTGCTTCACGCAGGTCGTCGCTGGTCTCCAGTGCCGCCTCTCCTACCTCGCCCAGTATCTGCTGGCTGAGCCGCAGATAGGACTCCTTAAAATGCGGTTCCACCGACTCGAACACCTCAGAGTGCGAACTGGTGGCTGCAAGGATGCTCTGCTCGAAGTCATCCTTGCTGATTTGAATCTTCATTTTTGCCATTGTTTGAAACTATTGATGTCTGTTGGTCCTTATTTTTGTCTAGTGTCGTGAGTTCTATCATCGGCACGTCTACGGTCACTCCACGGTCGGCATAGCCATTGTAGTGGGAGATGACGTGGTAAGGCTTGCACATGATGTCGTGGCAAGCCTTCTCGAGCGACTGCTTGAGGATGAAGAGCTCTCGCTTGTCTGAGCCGGAATTGTTCATCTGGCTCTTGCCTGGTGTGGCTCCGATGAGGTTTGGATGTACGCCCAGCGAGAAGCAGAGAGCGTTGGATGCCTCGCTCATGTCGTCAGCCCAGTCGCCACCCTCCTTCTTGCTGCCCTCGGAGAGGTTGATGATGCGCACCATGCGCTGCTCCTTGCCGTTGGGGTCGAAGTAATAGCCCGTGATGAGCGCCTTGCCTGCATTTTCCGGTCCGCACACGAAGTTGATGATGTTGTCCTTCTCCTGCAGGATGCGCTCCTTGCGCTTATCCGGGTCGATGATGTCCTCGTTGTTGCAGAGCTCTTCCCAGTAGTCGCGGTGCACCTCTATCTGGATGCGTGGAGCGGACGTGTTCTTGATCATGTAGCGCTTGCCGATACCGATGAGACGGTAGATGTCGTACCAGGCATCGTCGAAGATGCTGGCATAGTATGGTATCGGATAGTACTGCAGTCCGGGTGTCGGGATGCGTGAGATGATGGCAAACTTGCAGTCCTTGCCCATCTCGGGTGCCTTGCCCGTGATGCCTGTGTATGGGTCGGGTGCCTTGCCCATGCGCGCCATGAGGTCGCCCAGCGGGTCGTAGAAGTCGAGGAGCGGAATGACTTCGGTGTGGACAGGCGACATGACGTTGCGGAAGTCGCCGAAGAAGACATGCTCTATGCGCCCCTTCTCATTTGGTACCTCCAGGCGGCAGTAGGAAACGTCCTTGTGGCGGATGTTTACTATCTTGGAGTGGTCACGGCTCAGGATGATGACCTCTACCGACCAGAAGAAGAATTTCATATCGGTCGCCTGCTGCATGAAAACCTCGTGGATGGAGTTCTTCAGGCAGAAGTCGCGTATCTCGCTGTCGGTAGTGTCCTGCTTGGTCTCACGGTCCATGAAGCGCACGCCCTGGCCGTAGCAGCACTGGACGTTGAAAGCCATAGCTCGCTGTGCCACCATGTTGCGGCGCAGCAACTGCTGCAGGGTGTATGGCATGTCGTTGTCATCGCCATAGTTCACATACTCGAAGAGCTTGCCGTCTGAAGTCTCCAAGATGCCCGTGGTGGCATCGCCCACCTCTCCGGAACCCAGGAAACTGGTATCCTTCCCATACTGCTGCTCGATGGTGGTGGAGTCTGTAACCCTGCTCACGCCCTCTGCCACGAGAGCGTAGCGACTGTAGGAACCGCTGGTTCCCACTTGCTGAAGCTGATATTTTTTCTGTTTCATGTCATAAATATACTGGTAAGCCCAGGAACTGGTGAATGTAGATGTCCGGAACGGTTCGAACCTCGGCATTTGCCGGATTGACGAGACGATGGAAACCGCCACGCCAACTGCTGCCCTTGACCAGCCATCCTGTATAGTCGACGGTCTTGCCGTCTGATGTCCACGCCTTCAGGTTAATGGTTGAGCGGTCTCTCTCTGCCTTGGCCAGGAGGCGCAGCACCTCTGTGAGGTGGTAAGCTGTGCGTCTCATCAGTTGAAGGTGTTATCAAAGGTGTTGTCGAAGATACGGCCGGCTCGCTGCAGGTCAAGCACGTTGTGCTGGCGCTGGGCGTAGGTGTAACTGAAGGTGAAGCGTGGCACGCTGTCGCGCAGGTTGTCGCGCTTGGACTTTGAGTCAGAGAGGGTGACACGCTTGCCCACCTTGGCTACCCCGCCGATGAAGTTGACCAGATAGACCTCGTCTGAGCGGAAGAGATCATCTGCCCAGTTTGCCATGTCTGTGCCCAGATAGCCAGTATCGGCGTTGAAGGTGCGCTGCTCTGTGATGCGGTAGTTTACCCTGATGCCGCCCATGTAGGCTGCATCGCGGGTGTACTGCGGGTCTACTTCGTGCTTGCCTGTGCAGTAGATGAGCTCCTGGCAGCCGAAGCTGTTGGTGAAGAGCAGAGTAGGCGCCACGTCACGCTCCTCGCTGTCTATGATGAAGGTCATGGAGCGTGAGCCTGCCTCTACCACGTAGTAGAGAAGGTCGGTACCCTCTGCCTCGAATCTTGACGGAGAAACGTCGATGGTGGTGTAGATGTCATTGCCGCCGGTGGCTGGTGCGGTAAACAATTTTGTGGTTTTGTCGGAAAAGTGTGCGGTGACTGTTGCCGTGTCCTTGCCCATGTAGTGGAGATATTCAAGTCGCCCCATGTAGGTGGTCTTGTGTCCCTCCAGCAGGGTGAGAAAGTGGGTGGTGAGGAATGTAGAGCAGTCCACGCCCACGATGTCTACGGTAGAATAGTAGACCTGCAGGTTGGCTGTCTGCGTATCGGTGACTGTTGCCGAGTCGGTGTCTCCGGAGTCCGGAACCTGTTGCTCGGCGATGGTGATGGTGGCTGTGACTGCCAGCCTCCGGCGTGCATACGGACGGAAAATGTCGGCAAGGTCGCTCACTCTGATCTCTCCATCGGCAGGATAGAGATATTCATCGTAGATGATATCATCACCTATATTGATGGTGACGAGCAGGCGGGTCTTGGCCGTAAGAATATCGATGTCGGGGATGTTCTCAAGGAAGAAACTGCCCGACGGAAGTGATGTGATGGTCATATATTATCTTTTTTGATGCAAAGATAATATGGAGAGGATAAAAATAAAAATACGGCTGACTACCCTCACGGGCGGCCAGCCGTATCAAAGCTTTTCAAAACTTTGTAAAATTTTTCGTGCTGCAAAGGTACGAAAAATTATGCATAACACATGGTAGTATAATAAAATATATGAGTTTTTAACTTAAACCAGGCTGTCTGGCCTGACAACTCTCTCCCAGATAGCCCATGCCACGGTACCGTCTGGCTGCGTGGCTACATAGTAGCCATGCGCCTGCATATACTGGTTGATGGTTTCTATACTGACACCGCCCATGTCATCAAGTTCCGTGGCGATGTCCTGGGTGGTCTTGTAACTCTTCTTGTAATCAAGACCGGTTTCTTCATCCTTCACAGGGAGGCAGCTGCGGAAGTGGAAGTAAGCGTCGAGCAGGTCCTCCTCAAACTGCTCGCTGATGAAATTATCTGTATTTCTTGGCATAATCGTTAATTTTTAAAGGGTTATACTTAAATTCTGTTATCTGGGTGCTGTCGGTTTAATGCCGTCTCATAGAGGTCTATCCAGTAACCGAGTCTGGAAGCCCAAATGTCGTATTTGATCTGAAGTCTGCAGGTACGTAGTTCCTCTTGCTCCAGTTCTCTGAGGTATCTGCCGGCTATGCGGTGGCAGTCCAGATTGACGCAGTATCGTGACTGAATCTTGGCATACTCCACCAGTTTGTACAGTTCCTTGCGCTTGGCTTCAAGCTCCCACCAGCGTTTCATGAGCGCATCGCGGATGCGACGGCGGCGGAAATATAGCAAGATAACGTCTCTCTTGACTTTCTTCTTATTCTTTTTCATACCTAATCGTTGTTTATAGATTTCCACTTGGCCAAAGTCATATTGAGTGGCTTAGCCTCTTTAGCTCCAAATCGAAGTGCATAGTAGCGATGATCATGCCATCGGATAACAGTCTGCTTGTGTGGAGCATCCTCGATGAATGCAACAGAACCAATAGTTTTGTTGGCTCTCAGAAATTTGAGTTCCACCTTATGGGCGTTCATTTTTTTGCCTATATTCATGAAGTACTGGCACTTGCTGATGTCCTTGGTAGTCAGCTTTGCTGTGCGTCTTCTACGGTTTCTACTTTTCTTCATCATGCTACCTCCCCTCCAAATATGAAACCACCAATCATGAGCATCGCCATCACAGCTGCGAAACCAACCATGGTGAGCACAACCTCTCCATAGGTAACGGTCTCCCCGCAGATATAGCTGAAGGTCTCGCTCTTGGTCTTGGCGAGCTTCTTGATTTCACACTTGAGGGTATTGATACCCTCCTCTACGCTGATGCCTGTAGGTCTCACCTGCGCATCACTAATTAAAATAGAATTCTGCATAATTGCCATCTTATAACCATTTATAGACCGACCTTGATGTATAAATACAATGGTGGCGGTCACATTCACCGTTGGTTATAAGATGGTAGCTTTCCCAGCGAAGGGCAAGTATCTTACGGATCATGCAACCGCCATATTGAAAAGACCTTTTTCCCGCTGCCGGGAAAATGATACTTTATAGGCATAAAAAAAGCCCACGGCGTGAAGCCTAGGCGAAACAGTCGCCATCGCTGAGTAGATTACTACTATCTTATAACCGATGGCAAAAGTACGAAGAATAATTGGAACCGCCAAAAAAAAAGCGAGAAATTTTCATTCCTCGCTCAATTTTTTTATTTATATACCATATTTCTCTACTATTTCCACCATCTCTTTCTCCTCGATGACTCTGATATTAGCTCCTTTCTCATTGAGTTTTTTTATCTTTTCCATCTTGGAAGGTCCTGCTCCCTCACCTTTAACTACTATATTAGTCTTAGCCGAGATAGAGGAATTGATGTCAGCACCGCAGTCACGAAGTCTAAAAGCCAGCTTCTCTCTATCTGGGAAAGCCGTAAACACTCCAGTGATTACCACCTTCTGGTGGAAGAACGGATTGTCCTTGTTAGCAACATCTTCATCAGCTAATGGCTGTTTGACTTCTCCAGTCAGGCTCTTGTGAGCCTTATAGTCAGGCTTCTCATAATGATGATGTGTGACATCAATGCCTGCACCTTTCAGTACAATCTCAGCACAGGCAGTTGCATCTGCTAATGCGTCATGATGGTCGTGCATCTCAATTCCCATCAACTCACACATCTTCTTCAACGAATTATTACCAGGTAATAATCGCATGGTATCAATAATCTGATATCCTGGCATGTCAAGGTTGTAAACTTCAGCTAGTCTAGAAAGTATATTAGCTTCAGTACCCTCATTATGGCAAGCTATGCAACCACTCTGAGCGAAGCTTCTCAGAACTGGGAAAACGATATCCCACGTAGGTGCATTCTCCACCATCTCTTCTGTTATGCCATGCACGAATGTATTTCGCTCTGTGCGCTCATCAGGATATGGCTTAATTAAGCTATAGAACTTTTGCATGATTACACCATTTACTACTTGTACCATACCAACTGCGCATGCGCTAGTCAGCTCGGGTGTCATTGTCTCAAAGTCAATGGCAACAAAATTTATATTTTCTTTTTCCATAAGTTTGTTGTTTATATCAAGTGCAAAAATAGCAATAATATTTTAGACATTCAACCTCACTGACAAAGTATCTGCAGGGAATATGTTTTAGAGCATAAAATCGGGGTGAAATTGGGAATCATGAGGAATGAAAAGGAAAGAAAAGGAATGAAAAAGCCCCCGATGCGTCACGCACGGAGGGCTCAGAGATCTTTACTAAAATTCCTACATAATTATATGAAAACTGTGAGTGAACTAAATCACGGCAGTCTGCATTTCTTGTGAAATCTGACGCAGACAGTCCAAAATCTGCTGCTTGCGCTTCTGGCTAGGTTCATGCTTACCCATGGCATACTGGCGCATAAGTGATGCATTGACACCCGCCTTTTTCGCCACTCCGCTCATATTGAGGTATGAGTAGTAATCGAAGAACGAACCGATGTCAAACCGGAACACGAACTCCAGCTCAGGCATCTGCTTGCCCTCCTCTTCAAGAAGTTCCTTGATTTCCTTCTGCGCCACATACATATCCTCAATAGCTTGCTTGGCGGTATTACCATACCCCGCAAGTGCAAAGTCTGGAAGTTCTTCAACCATGAAGCAAGAGAAATTCTTCTCCTGCTTGCCTTTCTCTACCTGTATCGTTACTTTTGTTGCCATACTTTTAAACCAATTAAAAAGAGACCTTAAAACCAACCACTCCTTCCGTCTCAACGAACTTGGTCAACTAGAGAAAAATTGCCGGGCTTAAAGCCCGAGCAATCTTTCTAGAATACTGTCGTAAGTCTTTTTAGGGACTTCCCGACTGCCATGCCGTGGAACCGGACATTTGAGTCCTGTAATAGGACTATACCAAACGTCGTGATTTCCACCATGCCGAACAACGAAGCATCCCGCTCGGTTCAGCTGTCTAACTAGTTGACTAGTTTTCATCTTATGTAAGGAATTTAATTAATTAAAAGATCTCTTTGTCTGAAAGACGTTGCAAAGATAACAAAAAAGTTATGTTCTACCAAATAAAAAGATAACTTTTTTGTTATATCCAGTAAGATTTAACATTTTAGGCTTGAAAATTCCACAAAATTCCATGAAATTCTCTGTTTTTCCACGGATATTCAATAAAATTCCGTATATTTGCATCGGATTAACTAAATAATATATATTAAGGTATGGAAAGAAATAAGAAACTTACCCTACATAAGGTTATTGAACTTATCGATAAGACCAATGAACGCTTAGATATAGCCAACGAGCGTTTAGAAATAGCAGAAAGAGACAATAACCGTCTTTTTCTGCTTGTAGTCATTGAAGCTTTAACAACATCAATAGCCATTGCCATACTTGCTTAATGGTAGAAGCCAGGCACGAGTATAATACAGATATCACCATCAACAGGAACGTAATGACCTCCATCCAATATTTATTGCGTTCTCTCTTTTCAGCCTTTCTCTTGGCTTCCCACTCTTTTTTCTTTTTGTCTTGATAAATTTTATAGGACCAATCCATATAATCCATATCATCATCAGGCATCTTGCTTCTCATATTTATATTTTTATGATTATAATAAACAAGAGCCCCCGAATGACAAGCCATCCGAGGGCTACAGACCTCAAAAGTCAAGGTGTTAAATTAAACAAGTTGAAGTCTAGAAAACTCATTACCTAATTGATGGATACCATCTTCAATTTTACGAAGCTGAGCGTCCGAGATATATGTGTTACCCTTGCGGTACTGGCGCATCAGAGTATCATTTATGCCTACGAATCTAGCAAAAGCACTCACATTTATCATCTTATAATACTCAAAGAGCGAAGACAAATCAAACTTGTAGTCTGGGACATTAGAGAAAGCCTCCGGAACCTCATCACCCAACTCACGTTTTGCATCTGCCACACCAGCCATAGACTCCAAAAAGTCTTTTTTTGCAGCAGCTACAGAATCACCTGTACCGATAATAGTACAGCCACTCATGTTTGTATTATATGCAATATAGCTGCCATCCTCCTGTTTCTCAATAGAAACCTTAAATTTTTTATCCATACGAAATCAATTTTAATGTTTTATTATATTTTGTTTAAAAGGAATCGGGTTAGAACCCGATATCCTTTCTAAGTTTGTTAACCAATCCTTTTCTGACCTCTTGTGACCAATGTCGCTCTAGCATGATTGTTTTCTTGGTCTCTCTGTTGATGTAGAGGTCATGCCCTTTCAAACCTTTGTAAAACTGAAAGCCGTGGGCAATAGCAATTCTTTTTAATTCATTCCATTTCATATTACTTACTTGTTTAATTTAACACTGCAAAGATACTACATTTTCGTGATATAACCAAATAATTATACTACAAATTCGTTATATTAACTAAGATTTAACATTTCACCCCCATCAAACACGGTTTTTACCTCTTTTTCTCATCATTCTTGAATGATGTCAAACAATGTTATTACCGCTTTTACCCCGAAATGAAATGTAGGGGTTCGCTCGAAAACGGCTCGTTTCTTGTGGCAATTTCATGGAAATTGGCATAAGTAGCCGTTTTCGAGCGGGCAATCAATGGCAATTGATTGCAAAATTTGGGCATTTTGCACAAATTTTCCACGGTCATTTTTGCCAACTTGCTGAAAATCATGGATTTTTGAAAAGTTGGAGCAAAAAAGGGCGTGCCTTGCCGTAAGGATACTCCCCACCGCCCTACGCTCGGAGGCAATTGCCACGGCTGACTGGAGCGGTATATGTAAGGGATTTTTCATGTGGCAATTGCCCCTTTCCCCGACTGCTGCCCCGAATTGCCATCGCTCTCGCTATCTCTATCCCCTTCCCTTTATCCGCGGTCATCAGCAAGATTGCAAGCAAGTGAAAGGGCAACGTGTTCCTATCACGTTGCCCATGGTGCCTATAGTCTGCCCTTGTCGTGATAGCTGTAGAATGCTCCATCTGTTACTATCACATGGTCCATAAAGAAGAGGCGCATGACTTGACAAGCCTTGGCTATCTGCTGGGTCAGCACATCGTCCGCCTTGCTTGGCTGCGTGTTACCCGATGGGTGATTGTGCACAAATGCCATGATGGTTGCACCGCTCAAGACTGCCTCCCTCATGAGGATACGAATATCCACTGAAGTCTCAGTTATCCCTCCCTCGCTCAGTTTCACGCTCTTGATGAGTCTGAAATTTTGGTTCATCAATATGACGTGTGCCTGCTCTACCTTTAGGTCTGCCATCTGCGGAAGCATGTAGTTGTATATGGCTAGACTGCTGCCCATGTCGGGCTTGCTGCCCAACTTCTCCACTGCCCTGCGCTTGCCTAGTTCCAAAGCTGCGAGTACTGCCAACGCCTTGCAGTCGCCTATCCCCTGCACCACCTGCATTTCGTCCATGGATAACTTTGCAAGGTTACTGAGATTGTTGTCTGCCATGTTTATCAGTTGCCTAGCCTGGCTTAGGCTTTCGGCTGTTCCTGCCCCTCTGTTGATTACCATGGATAACAATTCGGTGTTACTGAGTGCATCGAATCCGTAATTAGCTGCCTTGAACTCTGGGCGCTCGTCTGCTAGTATATCATTGTACTTCTTCATGTTACGCTACTTTATTATAGTTGTTGTTTGATTTCTTATTGATATTAACACCCTGTGGAAAACATCTCTTTGAGTGTGCCACTGCCTCATAAAAGCCTTCTGCCATCTCCTGCAACACGCCTCTGTTGCTTATTGGGTCGTGGTGAATGGTGCGAGCCAAAAAGATTTCTCTCTCCACATAAGCACCTGCCGCCTCTAACTTGCTTCTGAAGTCCTCGATGGTCTTGCCACTAGTCAGAAGGTCGTCGAAAAGAATGACCTGCTTGCCATTGAAGTACTCGCCATCTAACGAAACATGATAAATGTCTTCGTTGACGAAATGGCTGCCTCCGTTGTGGGTTGGCTTGCGCTCTCCAAAGATGTGCACGTGCTCATTTGCGGTTGCGATGCCTGCTGCATTGAGGATGGCTGCGAGATAGCCGAATCGCTTGTTATATTTCCATTGTGTACTGCATGGAGCAAAAACTACAACAAAGTCCTCTAAGATACTGCTATACTGCTTTGTAAGATAGCGAACTAGCCACTCAGCGCAGAGGTGTGCCGCCTTCTTTTCGCCTGCCTTGAAGTCGTAGACGAAGCGGTTGTTTGCCATCTGCTGTGCCTTGTCAACGCAAAGGTTGATGTAAGCATTAGGAACGTACTCAAAGAAATAATTCTGTCTCATATCGAAAAATTTTATAAAGTTTGAAATTGTATTCTGGTAATGTTTGGGAGTCCAGAGATTTTTTCCACTCCTGCTGTGGAGTATTTTTTTTAATTGCATTCCGTTCAAAGCCCGGTGTGCCCTTTCGATTTTTCCTATGCATTCAAAATGCGCTGGCAGAGGCAAACAGGTGTGGGGTTCTGTGTTAACAAAAGGTAAAGGTTTAGTGAAGCGTGAAGAACCTTTGGCTTTTGTTAACCCAGGTTCATGCACAGGTTTGAATCGCCAGAAGCTACCTTTGCATAGGAAATTTCGGATGGGAACACATGACGGGCGGCGGAGAATGCAATAAAAAAAGTACGGAACAGCATCAAACTCACCATCGGAGATACCGCTTTCTCACACACACAGAAAGAAAAAAAGGCTGCCTACTCTCACGAGCAAGCAGCCAAGGAATCATAGCATAAAAAAAACTTAAAGCAATAAATAAAAAAAAGAACGAAATATTCTATCGAGGGTAATAGTTGCTCATGCCTCCCGTATAGAGGACGGTCTGAGGGAACTTATCCACGCCTATACAGACGGTATCGAAGGCATCGGAGAAGTCGGTACGGTTCTCCAGCCTGTCCTCGTCTGTCTCCACGAGCTTCTCTCCTCGCTTATCCTTGCCGTTGTTGTAACAGCCGGCACTCTCGATGGAGATGATCAGGTCCTCGTTATTGTCCTTATTGATGAGAACCATGTGGCGCGCATGTCCCTTGAACATGCGGTCGATGAGCAACTGCTTCTCAAGATGGTTCATCGGCTTGCCGATGTAGACCTCTGTAACGAGCCAGCCATTCCTACGTAGCACCTTGGTGATAATCTGGTAGAACTTATCGTTGTGGGTTGCATAGGAGTTTCCCACGAAGGTTGCATCGTAGTAGAAGATGGCTCGTTTGTTCTTGAGATACTTATAGTAGTCGCAGAAGTCCTGAGCGAGCTCAGGCAACTTTCTGTCATACTTTACATAGAATGAGTTGACGATGCGCAGCTTGGTATCGGAACCCACCTGCCCGACTACGAGACAGTTGATGTTGTTGTTGGCATCGGAACCGATGATCAGCGGTAAACCGTCCTCCAGGTCGCCATCCATGCGGCAGTCCGGCTTGTCGTGCTTAGGGTCGAACTTATACTGCAGGTCATTGAGAAACCTGGTGTTCGGCGCCGTATAGAAGTTGCGATCCTCGTCAAGTCCGGAGTAGAAACCATCCTGTGCGATGCCGACATGCTGGCACATGATGCTCGTGAGGAAGGTCATCTTTGGCAGGTCTCGCTTCATCTGTCTGATGAAGTCCTCGCCTAAGACAGCCAGGTTCTGGATGCTGGAGCATCTGGAGTAGACCAGAGCATAGGAGCGGAGGGAGTGCAGAACTTTCTCATACTTTTGCACCTGCGACATATAATAATCATATCGCTCTGGGTGAGCAGCCAGCTTGTGTCGGATGCTGTGCAGATGCACTAGGACTGTCTCCATGGTTGCTACCAGTTCCTTGTCTTCCTTTTTTTCCCAGCTCATAAACCAGGAACCTTTTTTGGTCGCAGATGTATCTGAAGTAATGGTCAGACCATGATGGAGACAGCAGCCTCCGAACAACTGCTTGTTTCCACGGTTTGCCGGGAGCGTCTCATTGTTGAGCTGCTCCCAGTCAATAAATTTCGCCTCGTCGATGAAGACATGGTCGAGAGAGAGGGAGTTGGAAGTTCCGCTGCGGTCCTGAGAGATGATGTTGAGGTAGCTGCCATTATAGAAGGCTACGGTATTTTCCCAGTTCATGGGCTGGAAATGTGGTTCCTGCCAATGCAGCGCCTTCCACGGTTTTTTGCCAACGATGTAGTGGACGTCACGCTTGTAACCCCACTCCTCCAGGTGTACCAGAGCAGAGGGGAGAATGTTGGTCTGGCATCGCTTGACCGATGGCGCCACCATGCCCAGGCACGAACCTGGCATGTGCTGCACGGCATAGAGGATGCGGCCAGCCTCGACCACACCTTTTCCGGTACCACGGCCCCACTCGCAGACCAGCGTCTTAGGCATGAGCTGCAGGACGCGCGACTGCACGTCGTTGAAAAATAACTCCTTAGGTCTTGCTGTCATCATCTGGCGGAAGTTCTTCGAAGTCAGCATCCTCGATGTCCGGCATCGAGTAGCGCTTCTCCATTTTTTTGATTTTTGCACGAAGATTTGGAATCTTCTGCAAACCGATGACTGTCGGATCATCTGTCATGCGGAACTCAACAGGAACAATCTTGTCGAATGCCAGCTCTGGCTCATCAGGAGTATCGGTGCGGTTGTTCTTGATGCGGTTTTTCTGCATCACGGCAAGCGCCCGGAAGTCGCCGGCAGCCTTGGCAGCCTTGCGGTCCTCGTCTATCTCCTGGTTGACCTTCCATCGCCAGAACTCCTTAGAGGCGGCGTTGAGATTGCCGAGCATGACCTGGCAGAGATGAATATCATCGTATGCCTGGGTCTCGCTGACGCCAAACATGGCCTTGTCCTGATCAACCATCTCCCTGACGGTAAAGCGTGGATAGCGCAGCCAGAAGGCGTAGCAGCCACGCAGCCGCTCCACTCTCGCCTTGACGATGGCAGAGATGTGAAGTTCCTGAAGTTCATCCTCGTTGAGAGGCATGTACTTCATGTAGTCATCAATGTTGACTGGTAGACTCATATCTAACTGAGGTTAGCCATAATCTGCGAGAGTTGCGACATGATGGACTGGTAGGCTCCAGGAGAGCCAACCTTGGCGAGCGCTATATTATTGATGCGTAACTCGTTAGCGGTCTCCGCTAAACCTTTGAGGTAGCGGTGTCGATAGGGTGAGCGCGGCTCCTGCAGCTCCAACTGCATGGCCATGGCCTCGTCGGGAGGCAGTTCCATCATGATGGGCACTTCATCGACCGGTGTCATGGTCTTTGCCAGGTCATAGACCGTCTGTAGGTAAAGTTCACTCTCTTCCAGATAGGGGAATTGTTGTCGTATCATCCAGCAAATTATTTAACATGTTATTGAGATTGAGATAAACATCTCTGTCAGTCGTGATGAACGTGCACTCAGCACGGTCACCATAGGTCTGGTTCTGAGATGTTATCACAGAGACTAACCACTCGTTGTTAGCAACGAGCATGACCTTGGAGTGGTTGAGCGTCAGTTTAACTTCATCAAAAGCCTCTGTCATTAAGCGACTTAGCTTTAAAGTTTTGCTTGAAGCTTTAATGTCAGCAACCAAAACTGAGGAGTCAACCAACCCTCGCTTGCGAAGGTTGATGACTCCACAGAGGAAGGCATCGGATGTGGAGAAGGTGGTGACGGCAATGTGCGCTGCACCTGTCTGCTCCAGAATCCACCCCAACAATCCAAGGGTGTGAAGACCTTGGCCCAGGAAGACCTGCGAGCTACTCTGCTGAAGTGGCTTCAGGACTTGCTGTATCTGCTTCGCCCTCATCTGTAACCTCCTCTTCTGCACTCTCTGGCTGCTCCTCGCCATCGGCTGAAGCCTGCTGCTCCATGGTGATGCCAGCCTGCTGAAGCTTGGCGATGGTATCAGCGGTGATTTCAGCCTTGGCTGTAATCAAGAGCTGCACACGCTCATTGACCTTTGCTCGCAAGGCATCAGCCTTGTCTGTGTTGCCAGCCTCCACGAATCCAATGAGTTGGTTAAGGTTCTTGGTGATGTAGGAGCGAGCATTGCCTATCTGCTTGGAGATGATGTCAGCTACTGGCTGCTCCTCCGCTTGCTTCTCCTCGGCATCACCCGGCTGGGCATGGTCGTAGACGTCCATGGCCTGTTTGTATGCATAGTACTCCTCCTTGAGCGTAAGGAGCATGCGCTTGAAGTCCTCGTCTGCAGCATGCAAGCCCTCGTATCTGTCACATGACATGTCGTAAGCTTTGCAAGCCTCAAAGTGTTCCTTGATTTTTTTCCAAAGATCGCAGTTGTTTTCCCAGATAGCCTGGATGTTGTCAGGCAACTGGTCATGGTCTGTTCGTTTGCCCTTGGCTACGATGGCTGAAGGCACGATGGAATCGAGGTTTTCAGACTCCACGACCGGAAGATGAGGTGCCAACTGCTTTGCAATCTGGTCTGCTTCTGAGGTCTTGTCAATCGCAGTCTGAAGAACTGGCGTGACTGCCTTGTCATAGTTGCGGACATCATCGATGGTCATGCCTTCGATGCGATATTTGAGATGCTTCTGCAGCTCATATTTGAGCATCTCGAGTTTGCCCTGTGGGTCGAAGTTGATGAGTTGGTAGAGGTGGCGGTTGTTATTCATCTGAAGGAGGAGAAGCGCTCCCTCCCTGATGTTGGCATCGGTATGCT